CGCTAACTTAGCTACAGGTAAGACCATACAAGAGATTGTCGAAGGCTTTGGCCTTAGAGTTGAGATAGTGCCGCAAATTGGCATTGATAACGGCATTAACGCAGTGCGTATGGCTATGCCCAATGTCTGGATAGATGAAAATAAGTGCAAAGAAGGCATAAAAGCATTAGAGTATTATCACTACGAAACAGACAAGAATGGCAATAGGCGAAACATACCCGCACATGATTGGTCGAGTCATGGCTGTGATGCGTTTAGGTATATGGCCGTAGCGTTCAAAGAATCAGTAAAGCATAAGCCGATAAAAAAGGCTTACGTTCAACATGGCTGGATGGGTTAATAATTACTTTATTGTCGAGATGACAACATGAAAGACCAAGATTTATATAAGCAGTTTTGCGACGCAATCAAAGCGGATATTGACGCTAAGAGCGAAGAACGCGAATTGATGCGAGATGACCAACGCTTTGCTGCTGGCGACCAGTGGCCTGATTTAATCCGTAAAGGTCGTGAGTTGTCGGGACGGCCTATTCAAACTATCAACCGCTTACCTGCCTTTATTGACCAGATTGTCGGAGATGCGCGGCAAAACAAGCCGTCTATCAAGGTTCACGCTGGCGAAGATGGCGACGAAGATATTGCAGCGATTTACGATGGCCTTATCCGCTCAATTCAAAACGAGTCGAACGCTGACTTTGCTTATGATACTGCAGTTGAGAATACGGCTTGTTTCGGGTTTGGTGCGTGGCGTGTTAAAACTGATTACGAAAGCGAGGATAGTTTTAATCAGATTATTTGCATCGAGCGCATTAGTGACCCGTTATCTGTGTACTTTGATAAAAACGCAGTATTGCCTGATTACAGCGACGCACGTCATGTGACTGTTAGAGTCAAAATGACCAAAGACGAGTATAAACAACGTTGGCCTAAAAAAGATGAGGCGGATTATAATTTTGACGACTTCACGGGCGATTGGATTGTTGATAAAGACCAAGTCATTGTCGCTGAGTATTGGCACAAAGTTGATGAAAAAGCAACACTGTACGCTGTGCAGGATTTTGAAGGCAACACACAGGTAACACTTGAGAAACCGCAGCAAGGCTTTAATGTCGTTAATCAACGTGAGACTACCATCACTAAGATTAAGTGCTGCATGATGAGCGGCGCGGGTATTCTTGAAACAACCGACTGGGCAGGTAAGTATTTGCCGATTGTTGGCGTGAATGGCAAAGAGGATTTAGTAGACGGTAAGCGCACGTTACGCGGATTGGTTCGTTTCGCTAAAGACCCGCAACGGATGTATAACTATTGGCGCACGATTGATACTGAGCAGAAGGCATTAGCTCCTAAAGCTCCTGTTTTAGTGACTGCTAAACAGATTGAGGGTTACGAAGAACAATGGCAAGACAGTCTAACGTCTAATGCTCCTTATTTGGTCGTAAATGATACTGCGTCTGCTATGCCGCAACGTATCAACGCTGGTATTGCTGACAAAGGCGCAACCGAAGCGGCATTAATGTGTGTTGACGAAATGAAGTCAACAACGGGTATTTTTAGTGCTTCATTGGGCGAACAAGATAACGAGAAGTCGGGACGGGCTATTCTTGCACAACAACGCAAAGGCGACACGGCCAACTTTGCTTATATTGATAACATCGCACGGGCTATTAAGTGGACTGGCCGTATCATTATTGACCTGATACCTAAAATCTATGACGCGGCGCGTGTTGTGTCGGTCATGGGTAGTGATGGCAGTAAAAAGTTAGAGCGTATCAATCAAGTAGTGATGCAAAAAGGCGAGCCTAAAAACATTGATTTGACGGTGGGTAAATATGATTTAGTCGTGACTCAAGGCGCAAGCTATGCTACCAAGCGCATCGAGGCGTTAAATAGCATGGTCGAGATTGCGCGTGTTAATCCTGCAATTATGCAGATTGCTGGCGATTTAATCATCAAGGCTATGGATTGGGACGGCGCAGATGAGATTGCCGAGCGCATGAAAAAGATGCTGCCGCCACAACTGCAAGAAAATGAAGATGAAAACGGCGAACAGAAACAACTACCGCCTGAAGTGCAACAAATGATTGAGCAGGGCAAGCAACAGATTGATGAGATGGGTAAACATATTCAAATGTTAGAATCAGAAAAGGACGATAAAGACGACGAGCTAAGACTCAAGAAATATGAGATTGACGTTAAAGCAGAGATTGAGTTCGCCAAGTTAGCGAAAGATTATGGAATGAGTATGGAGCAGGTAGCGTCTATTATTAACGATGCTTTAGCCAATGCCGCTCAACAACCTGAGTTGCCCGAAGAAGGCGAGACATACCAACACGAACAGCAAGAAATGTTTCAGCCACAGTTTGAGCAAATGGATCGGGACGGCGAACAAATGGAAATGCCTATGATGGCTAAAAATGACATGGTAGGAGGTGATATGTCGGGTGTACAATTGCCTGACTTACAACAAGACAGCGAGATGATGTGATGAGCGAAAAACAGAAAAAACAAAATGCGGTAACTTCTGAGCAAATAACAGAGTTACCATTAACAAACGGTCAGCTAACGCGTGGCATACTAAACTTTATGAAAGATAAAGAACTGCCAAAGCCAACCGTTAGAGAGCCTGTAGCAATAACTCTTGATGGTGTATTTGATACAAAAGGAAATCCATGCGTTATTAAACCTGTTTTATTATCATTTGACTAAATGCCTGTTATAGATTATGTTTATATCACTGTTACTAGACAGTCAAAACTAGGTCGCCGTGAGGCGCGTGTAAATCCGATTGCTTGCATTAGTTGAGCATGAGAACAAGGAAACCATATCCCATGAGTGATACTACTCAGTCTGATGTCGTTGTGGACTCATCACCACAGGTCGAAGAAGTCACCGAAAGTCCGATTGTTGAAGAAGTGGAAACCGAAGGCAAAGAAACAACGCCAAAGGTTGAAGCTGATAAACATGAAGAGGATGACGATTCAAGCCTACCGAATGGCGTTAAAAAGCGCATTGATAAAATTACTCGTCAAAAGTACGAACAACAAGCCGAAATTAACAAGCTAAAAGCCGAACTTGAATCATTCAAGGCGCAAACAGCCCCAATGCTGCAAGAGCCTGATATAAGCCAGTTTGAGGATTTAGATAGTTACGTTAAAGCTCAAGTTAAGTACGAAAAAGAGTTAGAGAGGCAAACAACGCAAAACCAACAAGCACAACAAACTCAAGCGCAAATAGTCGCCCAAGAGTGGGTTAGCAAAGTGGATAAAGTGCGTAGTGTTGCACCTGATTTTGACGAAGCTTTTAACAATGTTGCCAGTATTGAGTTTGCACCGATGGCACTTGAAGCCGTTGCACAACATCCGAAAGGCGCAGAGATTGCGTATATGTTGGGCAAAGACGTTGGAGAGGCTTATCGTATTGCCGCATTATCACCTAGCCAACAACTGCTGGCGATTGGCGAGATTGCAGCACGCACAAACGTACCAAAGCCAAAAACGGTGTCCACAGCACCCGCTCCCGTTAAACCAGTGCAGGGTGGCGCAACAAGTAACACGCCGCCGACTGATATGGATGAGTGGATTAAGTGGCGCAATGACCAATTACGACAAAAGAAACGCTGAGAAGCGTTAAGAGAGATCAAACATGGCTAATAGCATTTTAACCCCGCAAATTATCACCCGTGAAGCCTTGCGAATCCTTCACGCTCAATCTAACTTTTTAACCAAAATCAATCGCCAGTATGACAGCCGTTTTGCTGTTTCAGGTGCAAAGATTGGTACATCGTTAGACGTTCGCTTGCCAAACAAATTTACTGTGCGTACTGGTTCAACCTATACCGCGCAAAACATGATCGAGCGTAAAGTTAATTTACCCGTTGCTACCGTAAAAGGCGTTGATTGTACAATTAGCGATTCCGAATTGACGTTGAGTCTGAATGATTTTAGCGAGCAATTCTTAAAGCCTGCCATGAATCAATTAGCGTCTGAAATTGAATATCAAGGCATGTTGTCGATGTATAAAAGCATTCCCAACACTGTCGGCACTGTTTCAACTCAGATCGACTATAAGAAATTCCAACAAGCAGGTCAAAAGCTCACTGAAAACCTTGCGCCGTCATCTGACCGTACCTTCTTGTTAAATCCGTCTAGCCGTGTTGAGTTCTCTGATGCTGTTAAAGGCTTATTCCAAAGCTCAAGCAACATCGACGACCAATACCGCGAGGGCATGGTAGGCCGTACTGGTGGTTTTGATGTGTTTGAAAACACCATGATTCCTGTGCATACCACTGGCACGTACGGCGGCACTCCATTAACTAATGGCGCGACTCAAGGTAACACTGGTAGCGGTAACGCCTACATCGCAACATCCGACATCATCACTGATGGCTGGACTAGCGGCGGCACTAGCTTGAAAGCTGGTGATAGCATTACTTTCGCTGGCGTGTTTGAAGTTCATCCTGAGACTAAAGTTAGCACTGGTGTGTTGAAGAAATTTGTCATCACAACTGACGTTTCTGACACAACTGGTGCAATCACAATGACTGTATCGCCTGGCGTTATTTCTGGTGGTGCATATCAGAATTGCTCTAACCGTATCGCTGATAACTCTGCAATCACTGTCTTGGGTACAAGCGCGACAGCTTACGGTCAAAACTTGGCATTCCACAAAGACGCGTTTACATTTGTTAGTGCTGATTTGGATATTCCAAAAGGCGTTGACATGGCAGCGCGTGAGCGTTTCGGCAATATCTCAATGCGCTTTGTTCGTTGGTTCGATGGCGACAATGGCCAATGGAAAAGCCGTTTTGACATCTTGTACGGTGTTGCAGCTCTTTATCCTGAGTTGGCATGTCGTTTAGTTCATCAATTGTAATTCCCCATGACTCAAGGATGAGTCTCTAATTTTGTAGGTGTAGCATGGTCACTGCTGATTTAATTCGCGCCACGCTGCGCTTAATCGGTGCAATATCTTCTAGCGAAACACCAAACGCTGACGAATCAAGCGATGCTCTCGAAGCATTAAACTTGATGCTTGGCTCATGGGGTGCGTCTCGTTTCTTATCTGCGTCAACTGGCAAAGTCACTAAAACAATGACAGGTGCAACAAGTTATACAATCGGCGTAGGTGGCGACATTAACACGACTCGCCCGACCGCATTGTATGTTGTGACGTACACTTACGGCGGCATTGATTACAACGTAGAAGTCATTGATTACGCTGATTATCAAAAGATTGGCCTTAAAACTGTATCAGGCACAATACCCGATTTTATCGCTTTAAAGCCTGATAACCCACTATCGACAATCTATTTATACCCTATTCCAACAACTGGCACATTGACGCTAGACAACATACGTCCTGCTACTGATTTAACCTTAGCAGACGATTTGCCATATCCGCCAGAGTGGATTCGAGCGTTAAAATTCAATCTTGCCGTCGAGTTATCCCCTGAGTTTGGCTTTACCGTATCGCCAGAATTAGCACTGATGGCGCAAGAATCAAAGGCCATTGTTATGCGCTCGATGGTCACTGTACCTGTTGCTAAGTTTGA